ATTGATGAGACAGTTAACTTCGGTGCATCTGATGATCCTATGAAGGACAAGGATATTGCCAAGGTGAAGAGAGGATTAGTTCAAATTCCTATGACAGGAGGTACTATTGCTTTTGGATACAACAACCCTGGCTGTGATCTCAAACTTACACAGCAAAAAGCAGTTGAAGTTGCAATGGGACAAGTCTCTAACTGGTCTGAACTTGGATGTGATGACAAAAAACTTACTTGGGCTCACAGATCAGATGGATCAGGCACAACTAAGGCATTCACAAACTCAATGCAAGCGTTCTCAAAAACATGGACACTAGGTACAGGTAAGTCAGTTGCTTGGCCTGCTGGTGTAGGTGGTAAGGGTAATGCTGGTGTTGCTGGTGTCATCAGAAATACTGATGGTGCTATTGGTTATGTGAACCAGTCATACATTGATGATACTGTTAGAGCTGCTGCATTGCAGAATCTATCTGGTGAGTTCTTGAAACCATCTGTTGAGGCAGGTGCATTAGCACTTAATGGTATTGAGTTAGATGAGAATCTAGCAGGTAAGAATCCAAACCCAACTGCAAAGGGAGCATATCCTATTGCTACATTGACTTGGATACTTGCATATGAGAATGGTAATGGTAGAAATGCTAAACCAGTTAGGACTGCATTAAGCAGACTACTTAGTGATGAGTATCAGGATAAAGCACCTACACTAGGATTCGTTCCTCTTAAAGGTGACATTCTTGCCAAGTCTCGTGCTGCTGTTGAACGTATAGGTAAGTAATTGTCTATATATTGTTAGTTGTTATGACTAGAATGGAAAAGAAGGATATAAACAAGACTAAGTGGTTTGCCCTCGGATTGGGTGGACTACTTGGTCTTTCGCATCTTAGTATGATTGGGTTGCTTGCTCAGAGAGAAAGTAAGTTTCCTAAACTTGATCTACCTGTCAGTGAGTATACTTCCTATGAAGTAGAAGCAGGAGAGACTGGATATAGAGTTAGGTATAGGTCTAATGATCCTTTAGTTATGCATACCAGTAAGATTGTACCTGGTAAAGGTGGATTGTTTGGCAAAGGTCAATCAACTGAAATTTTAAAAGAGTATACAATGGATGGTGCAGAGCATCATGATGGACCTGTATCTACCAGAACTTCATGGATAGATCCAGCAGGTCTTACAGGAGAAGGCGAAAAGAAGCCCAGTGCCAAAACAATTGAGTGCATCAAAGCAAGAGGAAGTGGTGAAGGTACAGGAAGGATGGTCGGTGGCAGCGTGGGTGCTGCTGCTGGTTCTGGTCTCTCCTCTATACCTTTTGTTGGTTGGGTTTTGGCTGGTGCTGCTTCAATGATTGGCATGAATGAAGGTGCAGAACTTGGTGGAGATCTTGCAGAACAGTTTAGTGATGCATGTGTAGAAGACGTTGACTAAAGATAAGGTTAAGTGTATAATAAATAACAATATAATAAATTTAACTTATTAATGAGAAAACTATTACTCATTACACCCCTTCTCCTAATGGGGTGTGCTTCTGGTGGAGGATATGGATTTGGATACAATGGAGGAGGGGGAGCAATCAACTGGAGTAATCCAGGTGTAGCAGGTGAATACACTTGCGAGTCAGCAGGTGAAAATGCTGCTGCTTATTATGCTACAGGTGAGCACCCTAACTTATCGGATTGTTAAATGAAAAAAATATTAATGTCTTTAATGGCAGCATCATTACTGCTTCCTACTGCAACACTAGCATCTTCTGTTAGACCAGGTTCAAGAGTCACTCATAAGTCACTCAATGCGGGTTCTCCTTCTAGATCTAAATCTCCATTGTGCTTGAGTGAAAAAGAAAGGTTCACAGAGAAATGTGATATAGTAATTGATGATACAGGTGTGCAAGGACCAGTAGGACACATCACCAATGTAGTTCAATGGACAACAGAGGAGAAAGATTTTAATTATGGTGGAGCTCTTGTTGGTGGAGCTGCTGGTGCTAGTGCAGGGTTTGCTGCTGGACTAGGAAGTTGTATGGTACTAGGACCATTCTGTTTAATTACTGCACCTACTCTAATGGGTGCTGGTATGGGTGGTGGAGCAGAACTAGGTGGTAAAGGCACTGGAAGGTTCTTCACTGTTGTTGGTGATGATGCTGAAGGCAATAGATTGATACAGGAGTTTTATATTACGTCAGGAAAAGCAGTCAGAATAGAATCCAAAAAACTTCTTAAAACAACTGGACTTGCTGAAGGTGAGGTCAAAGGGTAGTTACCACTACCATTTACATAAGTTTACATAAGGTATAATTATGGGGGTCATTAGACCTCCTTTTTGATGTGTGGATACCACTACTGTTAAGTTTCTTTACAATGCTTAAGGTTTACTATATAATTATGTTACACAAGTTTACAAAAGAACTAAATGTCTTCATCAACTGCTGAAAAGTACACAACTACTGAGTATGGCAAGCAGAATATGTTTGCTGCTGAAGCAACCCCTTGGATTGATCAGGATGACAACTATGAAGGTTATGCTGTCAATGCAGAGAAAACTAATGGTCGTTGGGCTATGATTGGTTTTGTTGCATTACTAGGTGCTTATCTTACAACTGGTCAAATCATTCCAGGTGTATTTTAATGACAAGTATTCCAACATATGATATTCCAGCATCACCAATCCTTCTTCTAGGGTTTGCTGGTATTGCAGTTGCTCTGTTCACTCTTTATACAGTTAACAAAGCATATTTTAATTCACCCTTCAGAGGTTAACATGAACTACTGGAAGAATGCAGAACAAATCAATGGTCGCTTAGCGATGATGGGTTTCTTTGCTGCAGTAATTAACTATGGATTTACTGGCTGGGTAATACCAGGCATCTTTTGACACACAGGTCTCTTTAAGCTCTATCCCTATTACAAATCTAAGAACAATGACACCAGAAGCAGAAAAATTTAACGGTTGGATGGCCATGCTTGGCATCGTCGCAGCACTAGGTGCTTATGCAACCACAGGTCAAATCATCCCAGGTATTTTCTAATGAACAACAAACAAATCTTTTTAAGAGCAAACGGAAGAGCAGCTATGATTGGCTTCCTTGTTCTCTGTGCATCATACGCAACAACTGGCAACCTTATTCCTGGTATCATCTAATGACAAAGCAAACAAAAACACAAACAGAAGACACAGTAGATTTCTCTATTGCTGAGAAGTGGAATGGCATAGCAGCCATAGTTGGATGTGGAGCACTCATAGTATCCTATTCACTAACAGGTCAAATCATACCAGGTTTTGTATAATGAAAAAATCTACTCTAGTAAAACTGTTTGTGGTAATCAACTTACCTTGGCTAGCAGTTTCTGCTACAGCAGGTTCATTGGTTGGTATTATTACCTAGTCCAAATCTTTACATAACTAAATAATTATTCACAAATCAACACAACATGGGTGAACTCCAAGCAGTAAATGATATCACACCTTTCCAAGCAATCCTATGGATCTTTTATCCAATGGGATTACTGGTGGGAGTAGAACTATTACTTCGTGCTTTAAGAGATGATGATGACGATGATCAAGATGGTGGCAAAGGTATAAGAGTTGCTAGAATGCAACCAGTACCTGTACCATCAGCATCATGATAGATATCCATCACCCATATTGGAGATTTGCTGAACGTTGGAATGGACGTTTAGCAATGGTTGGATTGATCAGTTTACTATTAATCAAATGCCTTTCATAGTTTTTGGCTGCCTCTTAGCAGCAACAGCATACAGTAATGTTTTCTCAGTTGTATTTCAATGATACCACTGGCATTACTATTAACATCAATTCCTCCAGGCTCTAGAGATATTTTAGAGTTTGGATTTTTTGTTGCAGTTGGAATGACTGCAGGTTCACTAGGTCTAATTTAATGATTAATTTTACAGAAATATACCAAATGGTATTCATGGTAGTAGTTGGTGTTGTAATGACAACTACTATGTTTATGACTATGATGTCGTTTATGATGGAGGATTAAATGACACCTACAGAAGAACAATTGAATCTTAGGCAAGAAGTCTTACAGATTCTTTTTAAAAAATTTGGAAAAGGAGACTACTCAAACAAATCAATTTATGAATGCGCTGATGAGTGGGTTGCTAAAGGACATAAGATCTCATCAGGTATTGTCAAATACTACGATGCGTATTATAATAAATAACTTACTTGCTATAATAAAATGCAAAAAATAATTAATGTACTTGCTCTTGCGTCTACTGCTGTATCTATTGCCGTTGTTGGCACTGGTGCTTACGTTTACGTTAATAAAGATTCCATCATAGAAAGTATAACAGAGAAAGCACTTGGAAGTCTTGGTGGTTTAGGTGGTGGTTTGGGTGGAGACCTTCCAATAGGTGCTCCTGATCTTGCTGCTCCTGAAGCTTCTGCAAATGTACCTGTACCATCTGCTGGTTTAGGAGTTCCTCAATTCTAAATAGGTTAGTTGCTTTACCCCCCATGGCTGAAGAAGTTAAAGAAGAAGTAGTAGAAGAAGAACATCCTGAAGAGGAAAAGAAAAGAGGTGTCTTTGGTAAAGTAAAAGATGCCATACTGCCAGATGCTGATGAACAAGCAGCAATCATCTCTACTTTTGTGCGAATTACAGTTCTTGCCTGGTCAGGAGGAATACTGACTTTAAATTACGTTGCGATACCAGGTGTACCACAACAGAAAATCGATCCAACTTTTATAGCTTCGGTTTTTACAGGAGTTTTAGCTAGCTTTGGGATTCAAACCGCATCTAAGAAGGGTGATGGTACAATGAAGATGGATAAGAATGGTAATGCTATCAATGGCAATGGTGGTGGAGGTGGTATCAGTAAGAAAGACCTTGAACTATTAATAGAGAAAGCATCTCAGACTGGTCCTACTCAGACAATTAGAATTGAGCAAGCACCTATCAAGATAAGCACTGATGAGAAGCCTTATCAATTGTAAAGATAAAGAAACCATTAAATGAATAACTAATTATTCAAATGAACACACCATATCCCAAACCAAGGTGGGATCTTGAAAATGATGTAGTACGACTTGAGCAAATGATTATTGTTTACGAACAAGAAATCGAACAACTGAAGATTGAGAAGGATGAATTGAAAAGGGAAATCCTTTTTCTTAAAAGACGTTTAAAAATAGAGGAGGATGAAGATGTGGAATCTTAATATTAAAGAAGCATTTACTAAGGTTAAAGATTGGGACAAGGCATGGGCAAAGAAGATACAAGACAAGTTTAAATTGACAGATTATCAAATGTTATGTTTGGCTTTTGGTAAGGGATTCATACTTGGTGCGTTGATACTCTAACTGAGTCAGTAAGTCCACACTGAACTAGGCAAAATTACTTATCTGTGCTATAAATATTGTAGTATGGGATTGAATGATCATGCCCCTGACTCATTATACAGTCGGATATCACGACACAGAATTACATCACTATGAAATCTGTGAGTATGCAACAGATGCATATGAAGCTATAAAGAATTCAAAAGAGGATGTCTCCTATTTGAGGGAGCATCCCTTTTTTATTGACTATTGTGTAACAGAATCATGAAGAAAAACAAACATGAAATTATGTGGTGGATGAGTAGACTCACTATCATGGGAACTTCTTTAGGGTTATCAGCATGGCTTGCAGCACAAGCATATGTTTAAATAGTATGGTATAATATTTTTATCAACTATTAAGACAATGATTTTAGTATTCATTATTGTAGGATTATTATTCTTTATTATGGGGTATGGACTATACCTTACAATAGGACCAGGTAAGAGGGATCTAAGAGATCCTATTGATGAACATGCAAAGATGCATGAGTTAGGTATAGCTCATGGTCATGGTGGTAGTAAGGAAGCTTATACTATGTCAGGTAAACTTGAAAAGCATAGTCATCCAGATTCTCTACTGGGATGAGTGAGGTTGTCCATAGCGTAAATATTATGTTGGCTATACTTCTTGTAGGAGTATGTGTTACAATATACTGGATATTTAAATATGATGAATGGTATCCTAACGACAATGTTCATAGTCACATCTCCAATGAATCCCAACGCATTGATTCAGGAGATGAGAACTTGGGAATCAGAGAAGAATAGAACTCCTGTAGATGAGATGCTAAATAATTCACTACAAGAAATGGAGTGGGGAGATTATGGGAGCGATGACACCACCATCGAGGAAGAGTTGTTACAATTTCCGAGTGACAAAGATAGTGAAAGTATTAGACGGGGATACGATAGATGTTCTCATAGACCTTGGCTTCGATTTATTCAAGAAAGAACGGGTAAGGATTGCTGGAGTGGATACCCCAGAGAAGAGAACCAGAGACCTTGAAGAGAAAGCACTAGGAATAGATGCTACTAATTGGTTGAAGAAAAAGTTAGAAGATACTATTGCAGGTGATGGAGATGAACTCACTATTAGAACTGAACTTGTGGGTGGCACTGGGAAGTATGGCAGGCTTCTTGGTTGGCTCTACATTAATGAGGATGCTCTTTCCTTAAATGAACAAATGATTACTGAAGGTTATGCTTGGGAATATGATGGTGGCACTAAACAGAAAAATTTTGAGTCTCTACGTGAAATTAGGAGAACGTTTGGGACTCTGGCAGAGTAACAATCAAGTATACATTGACATACAGGGTAAAACAGGAAGACGTTTATACGCTGAATGGTCTATACCAACTGAGGAATATGAAAATGCAGGACGATGAAGGAACCTTGATATCTGAGATGTTAACATTAACAGCTCTTCTTGGTGGTAGGATGGAAAGGTATGACACCTACAGTTCTACTGGTAAAACTTCCAAGAAAATTATCATAGAATATAACGTTGAGGTAAATGAAAGATGATTGAAGATAGAGATGACTTTATTAAGTTACTAAAGGAGAAAGCATATAAGAAGGGAGAGTATACCCTTTCTTCAGGTAGAACTAGTGAGCACTATGTAAACTGTAAACCAGTCACTCTTTCTGGTGAAGGTCTTCTGTATGCTAGTTGTTGTATGTTGGAGTGTGTAGAAGAGGACAGTGTAGCAGTAGCAGGATTAACTCTAGGTGCTGATCCATTAGTATCAGGTGTTGCTTTGGTGTCTGCTATTGATGAGATAAAACTTGATGCCTTGATTGTTAGGAAGGAGGCAAAGGGTCATGGTACAGGAGCATGGATAGAAGGACCAGAATTACCAGCAGGTTCTAAGGTAACTGTACTAGAGGATGT